ACGATGGGAGTCCATTAGCTGTGTAAAACACAGTCATATTGCCACCTGAAGCAGCCTCCACAGACCGGCGGAGACCGTCCAGCAGGGCCGGAGCTTTAGTGTATTGAGTATGCGGGTCAGGCAGCGCAACGTGATTGCTTACGGCGTTTGCAGTGGCTTGTTCACTGTTAGCCGCATTGGATGCAGAATTAGCGGCATTGGTTTCGGCAGTTTGTGCATTATCAACAAGACCACTTACTTCTACAATAGCATCTTTAACATCTAAAAATTCAATAACAGATGAATAACTTCTTGTTCCTGCAACAATCGAAAGATCATAAATACCATCGGCAGCAGCAAATGCAAACTTACCCCCAGAATCAGATATATTAGGGTTAGCAATAGCTGTTCCATCAATAGAAAATATTGATGCTTTTGTATTGGTTCCCTGTTCATAAACTGTGGCTGTTGCAGCAACTGTATTACCAAGTTCATCTTGTGCGAAGAATGTTCTAAACTGCATTTTTATATCCTATGTTTAAGAAACAATGATTGTATCAAAGTTAATGATCAATGATCGTGGAGTTCTTATAGATGTATACCCAGTTTCAAAATATTGTATACCGCTTTCTGTTTCTTCTGTGTATTCTTGAGGTACGTAAAGAAAATAATCAGCAGCATTTGATTTACTCATCCACCCTTTCTTGTTTGGGTATTCATAGCTTGCAATACGATCTGCTAAGAATTTCGACTCAAGATCATAACCAGCTTCACCGTTCAAATAATCCTGATCCAGTGCGTCAAAGAAAGACTGTCGATACAATCTAATAGAAGCTTTGTCCTTAAACCTATTTATAAAGTTATAATTGCCACCCAAACCATATTTAGGTAAAAGTGTTTGAACTGTGTTAGGAATTTCAATGTCATCTTGATATTGTAAAATCAATTCAATAACACTGAGATAGCTCAACTGACCAAACAACAAGAAACCCGCTGGATGCAAGACTTGTTTTACGATGTCTGCATATGCCAAGAAATCTTGTTGTGTTCTAATAGCGTAAGAATAGTTCTGGTAAAAGAAGCTATCTTGAATATACATGTTAGATGATAACTGACCTTTGGTTCCGCTGTAATATCCTTTAACAGACTTGACAAGACCAAAGTGTGGTGTCCCTGAAAAAGAACTACTTGACACATCAGTAGAAAGAGTGTACGTGGCATTCTTTCCAATCGGTAAATCCAGAATGTCAATTGTTTTCACACCCTGTGATTCATCTATGCTGTCAATAACGATATACCCCTGATAAGCAGGTATAACCACTTTTATTTCATCCGATTGACTAATATCATCACTGACAATGAATCGACCATCGTAAAGATAGTTGGTTGTGGCCACATCGTTAATATAAACAGTCGCATCGTTTTTGTTAAAGAATGAAGTTATTCTTGTGTCAAAAGAACCATCTACGTTAGCCAATCTAACAATTTCGTTGGTGGTCATTCCATCAATAAGGATTCTTTGGCCGATTTGATGGCCGCTTCCTGAATCTGTGATGTCAACATTGTTGACAACAGGGATAAGCCATTCACTAGCACCAAGTTCTGTCTCAATTGGGAACCCCTCTTTAAACTCTCCACTGATCCCTGAGAGCGTCAGTTCAGTTACCACGTATCGACCTACATATCTTGTCTTAACACCCTGCACAGAAGCTGTGGCAACCTCTACGATGTCTTGATAGATAGGGCGTGTCTGAGTTATCAATTGGAATTGGAATTGTTCAAAGTTATTGGCATTGAACGTGACGTAAATCAAAGATTCGCCAGAATTCCACTCACCGTCACTGGTTTTCAGAATGTTGTCTTTTGGAACGTAGATTTCTGTAGTTTGTTCGTTAAACAAAGTCTTGAACAAAAACTTATAAGACTCATGGGAACCACGAGCCAAGTTAAAATCTTTTGACCACTTGATGAACAATTCTTTATCCAACAACACACTATCAGGAATATCAGTAAGATATTCGTTTTTCATGTGTTCTACATAAGAATCCAGCGTCTTTTCAAAAGCCATGTAATCAAGGTGATACCTAATATTTGCATAGGGGTTTTCATCTTGTGACAACCACTCATAATACGCGGCGATAAAGTCTAAGAACCTTGGATAGCTCTCAACAATATGACTGGGTATTTGTGATAAAATGTTATCTTTTATACTAGGCATGTATTAAGTGCCTCTTGTAGTGATTTGGATTAGCTCAATATCTGTTTGATCAATACTAATAATCTGATTCTGATTGACGTAAAAATTATCTTGTAATGGCCGAACAAAAACTCGTAGACTTTCTGTTCCATCAATTATGTTCAGAGCAAATTCAACTTCACCCGTTTTGTAATCAATTGTACCTATGTTAGAAACTCTGGTTATTGATGAGCTATCTACATAAGACAAAAATACATTACCCAACTTGTCATCATATACTTTTGTTTCTGTTGAATTGTTAGCTACAGAAAATCCATCAATAGCCAATGATCCAACATGGATTTCATTTTTAAAATTTACTGAGTACAAAGGATTTTCAAAGTTTAAAACATTCACATCTTTGTAAACAAGTTTATTAATGTCTACGCTGGTAATACCAGAAATCATCTTGATTCTTGAAATCAATTCCGATGGGTTTAGAAACAAACCAAAATCGGATATTTCTTCATTGTATTCTGTGACCACATTTTTAATAGCAGCCACAAGACTTGAAAAGCTCAAGTTGGTGCGTCTGTTGTCATATGAAAAAATTATGTTTAGATTGGCATGGAATATATCAGGCTCAACAATAGTGGGTGTTACAGAACCAACATTCTTTGTTGAAAGAAAAGAAACCATCTGTTGCTTAACGGATGTTGTGATTTGACCACTATCACTCAAGATAGAAATAAAAACCGTTCCATAAGCTGGTGGAATGTTTGTTTCTCCACCCCACGCAATAGCAGACCTAATAAAAGGAAATCTTGTTTTTAAGATAGGAATATAATCAGTATCTGTTAAAGCCCTGTCTTGTGCTTGATATATTTTTGGCGCTTGAAAACGGATGCTATCAATATCTTCTCTTTCTGACCCACCATATGCTGCCGTTGTCACTGTGGTTACGATGTTGCTGTATCCAGATATCGTTGATGCTGGAACCAAGTTAGTCAGTCCATTTGCATTGTCTTGTTCGGTTGCAATATAGGTGATGGTAACGATATCGCCATCACTAGGCTCAAGACCTAGAATATTTTTACCAAACTCAATAACAGGCTGTGTATACTGGTTTTCTCCTAAAAAGTAAACCAATGCTATATTACTAAATTCATCAATGCTTGTGGCCTTTTTGTAAGGCGTAGAGTTAACATTAATCAACATTGTTGCTGTGTCAGCATTTGTATTAGAAAGATTAATAGACTCACTAGCATAGGTGTATCGTTCTGTGATACGTTGTCCCTGATATAAGTCTACATTGAATGCTTTGTAAGACTGAGAAACGTTTGAATATGAAAGAACATAAGCTGCATTGTTAATGAATGTGAATGAAACGTTGTCGCTTGATGCAATAAATTGTGTGCCAGCATCCATGACAATAGAGGTAGGGATGTTGGTTTTTTGTACAGGAATAACTTCAATATCACAAATGAGTCGTGAAGCTGTGGTTGATTTTGGAACATAGGACAATTTTTGTGCGTGTGATACCACGTTTCTTCGAATTTGTGCCGTGTCTAGAAAAGACTCGTTGGCAACCATATTCGCTTGATACGAAGTAAAGCTTGTGTTATAAACCAAAAGATCAACAATGGTGTTGATAGCTGAACCTTCATAATCAATGTCTGAGAACTCAGGTTTTTCTTGAACAAAACTAATAAGACTTTGTTTTAAGTCTTCGGTGTCCAAAGATGTGACATTAAGTTGGTTAGCCATGATATACCTTTTTTAAAAATTAATGCTTAATTGTTGTTCTTCTAATGTATTTATAACAGAATAATAAATGTTTATGGTGATTGCGTTAGGGTCATCAGGAGTGAAAACTTCAACTTCAATAATTTCTACTTGCGGTTCAAAGTTTTCAATAGCACGAATGACGTTTTGTCGAATACCCTGAAAAAATACATCACCTACATTATTTTCAAACAAAGAAGATTTTACATTTGTTCCGTACTCCACAAAATACCCACGTTCGTAAAAATTAGTGAGTACGATGTTTCGAAGCGACTGATTGATTGCAGCCACACCAGACTTGGTAGCCAGATCACCTGTTAGTGGATGAACAGTAAACGAGAGATCAATATCTTTTCGTGAGCTTTTAAAAATCATTATTATTATCCTGCAAAAACATTTTGTGAGCCTTCTACCACCACTGAACCACATCCGATTGAATCACCAATTCTGCCCATGGGTTTTCCGTTAACAAAAACAGACGAAGAACCACTTGACAATGATGAAACATGACATTTCCCTTTTGGCGAACAATGTCCACTATAAGCATCACCAAACCGCTGAATACCAATACCATTTGCAAACACATCAGAACTGGCCTCTGCGTTTGGTCTAGGTGGAAAAGTTTGGTGGCCTGAGCATAAACCACCAAATTGTGCTACAGGTAATGTCATACTATCTCGCTTGCCAGTTTCTTGATTGTTTTGTTTGCTGCATCCCATGTAATTCGGGCTTTCAATGTGAATGTTCGCTCAATCAAAAGATCATCTTCTGCGTCATTGGCAAAGACCTTCCACATATAGTATTTATACTCTTCACTGCTAGGTATTAGCTTATGAACTTTGGCACCGCTTGGTATATCAGAAATGTTCTGCACCGTCCTTGAATCACCATCAACAGAATACGCCATGTCAATGAATTCAGCTTGTGCGTTAACAATCCCTGACATAATAACTTCTACTCCGTCATCAGATACTGAAACAGTCTCTGGAAGCTCTTCAAGTCTTTGTGGTTCGTTTATGATTGGTTCATAGGTAACATCTAACTTGGTTCGAGTTTCTACCTCTGTAATAGGATCAACTTCAATACGCTCTACAAAGATTGTGAATGAAATAGAATCACCAGAATCAATGGTTGCAATTTGTGCTATGTGTGACCATTCATATTCAAACATAATAGATTTTCAACCCCTGTTCAAATTTCCCATTAATCATGGTCAAAACAGACCCGCGTTGTGTTTTTGATGTTCCGTTATATGCAATATGCAACCAAATTCCGGCACCATGCTCGATTAAAATTTGGTCTGGACTCAAGTTCTCAGCAATCCATTCAGCGACCTCTAGGTATTTTTCAAAACTCCATGAAGGTTCCTGAATATCTACGGCTTGGCCAAGTTCGTGTTGTGATCGACCTGAACCAATTCTGAAACCACTATTGATTCTGAATTTACCAAACTTTTCATATAGAGGTTGTAATATGTTCACAGCCAATGATTCCAAATTACACACAATGACTTGCTTAGTGAGTCCGGCTTGATCCCGTATGGTATGGGCAAACAATGCATCACTTGATAACTGTCCAATAGTAAACTGAGTATCTGCTAATTTTTGTGACGCTGTAATCTCGCCACCAATATCTGTAGAGCATAACAAAAGCTCAACTGTTTTTTGTTGTCCCTGTGCTACGCCTTCTTTTTTAACTGAACCATCAAACGAAGAAGGCGCGGTGTCTTCTGGGAAATTTGCTGGTGTCGAACCAATTTCTGCTGGTTCGTCTAATGCCGCAAACCTACCTGCTCTCTTTATAACAGCACCTGCTGATTCTAAGCTGTACTCAGCGGGCAGAATAATAGGAATAGAACCATTTCCGCTTGCTACACCACTGTTAAAGTCTATTGTGGAAGCATCCAGACCAATTCCACCACCTGCAAGACTTGTAAGGGATTTACCAATGCTTTGTTTTAAGTCGCCAAGAACTACTTCTGTTTTGTTTCCATCCACTTGAATATTGTGATCACCAGAAATGTGTTGATTGAGATTTCCACTCACACTCATGTTGATATCACCATCTACGTAGAGAAAATTATCCCCTGCTGTGATGCTGTAGTTATCTTTTACGATCCTGACCACTTGTGAGCCATCTGGATGCAGTTCATAGAAAGACCCTGACCGATGGTATACATGCAACCGTTCTGCCCCCTCAGTATCGTCACACTCAGTCACATGACCACTGTTGGATTGAGTTACCTTGTTATTAGGGTAAGTTGTGTTGTAAGGTGTTTGTGGTTCTGTCCATGACCCACCACCAACAATTCCAACATTTTTTATTGTGTTGTCGCACTTTTCTTTAACAATGGTCTGATCAATGTCTTCATTTCTAGCGAGCTTATTGATATCGTTCACACCATTAGGCATACCGTTCAACGAACCAATGATCATTCCGTTTTGTAATGTCTGATCAATGAAATAACCAAACACCAAAGACCCGATGTTGTATTTTGGGTTTGTGCCAATGCCACCTTGTGATTCTGAGTTATTAACAACGCACATAAACCATTTCA